CCCGAGGCAAGGAAAACAGCGCATCCGTGAACCGGCGAAGGCGGACGATGGCCGATGCCGCGCAGCGCGATTGTGCTTGTAACCGGAGCGGAATCGCCAAGGCCGATCGCCGCGATCAGCGCCTCGGGCGTCCCGCCCACGGCCTCGGGATCGAGCGTCACCGCGGTTCCGTCGAACAGGACGAAGCGATCGCCCACCGCATGGGTCGATATTGCGGACTCGGTTCCCCCGCGTCCGCGCCACAGGCCCGAGAGCGCCCAGAGCCCGCCGCCGAGCGGATCGGCCGAGGCGAACTGGATGATCTCGCTTCCGAGCAGGGCGCGGTTGGCGCCCATTGCCAGCTGGCGCATCGTTGCATCGCTCAGCGCAAGATCGGTCCCGACCAGCTGGACCGTGACCATGCGATGGCGATCGAACAGCAGCGGCGAGGCCGTGCCCAGCGCCGTGGTGGCGGCGCCGATCACCGCGCGCGCGCGGCCGCTGGGCCCCAGCGGCAGCAGCGCGCCGTCGCCCTGGTCGACGAAGAGGCTGGCACCGCTCCAGGCCGGACTGGGCGAAGAGGGCGCGGCGATGAGCAGCGGCACCGGCGTGCTCGGGTTGCCGTCCCAGGGCAATTCGCAAGCTGCCAGGGCGGTCGTGGCCAGCGCCTGATCGGGTGGCAGGTTTGCGCGCCCGGGATCGGCGGTCAGGATCGTGGGGTCGAGCGCCGGCGAGAGCCGGGTCAGCATCAGATCAATGCCTTGTTCCTGCCATTCCCATTCGCGCACCCGCCACAGGCCGGCATGACCGGGAAGCGTCACGTTGGCGCCGGGCCGCACGGCCGGATCGAGGTGAGTCACCCGCCAGGAAACTGTCTGACGCGCCCAGTCGCTGCGCTTGGCTGCCCGCTCGACCAGCTGGCGGGCCGCACCGGCATTGAGGGCGCCGGGCAGTTCGATGGTCCGCGGCTGGCCCGGAAGCGGCCGGCCCGGAGCACGCTGGGCCCCTGGTTGGAAGTCGCGATCGGTGTCGTAATAGCGCAGAACTGCGACCGGAGCTTCGGCTGCGGCTCCCCGCTTGCGCGCGTATCCGGCGTTGCCGCCAAAGTCTTCGCGCCTGGTCGAGGTCGCGGCCTCGGGCAGGACGACCGGGTTCGCCTGGTGCCGGTCCGGACGGATCGCCAGCCGCTCGTCGCAGGCGTCGCAATCGACCGGGTAGAGCGGGTCGAGGGCTGACAGCAGATCGGCCAGCGAGCCTTCGCACGACAGGCCGGTAAGACCAGTCAGTGCCACATCGGCATCGGCATCGTCCACCACGCCATCGAGCAGGGCGGCCAGCGAGAGCGGACCATTGTCGGCGATCACCTCGAACGACAGGGAGGGGATGCGGTTGCCGTATTCATCGAGCTGGAGGTCCTCGAACACGACATAGGCAAGCCCACGATAGGCCGGGCACCTGCTTGCGCCTTCCGCACCGGCAAGCAGCGGATCGACCGGCTGGTCACCTGCGCCGGTGTGGATCCGCATCTGCCCCCCCACCTTGAGGTCGGCGGCCGCGCCGCGCAGCAGCTTGCCGTCGGCCCAGATCCTGCCGATCCCGCCGATCGGGCGGCTTGACAGGGCGACCGCGAAGGAGGCCGAATAGCTGTAGGTCGTGACCGAGGGCTTGCCCTTGCCGCCACCCTGCTTGTCGCGGTGCTCGACCAGATCGGTGGCCCAGATGATCTGCCCGGGCGCGCGCATCGTGCCGAAGTGCCGTGGCACCGGCATGCCGTAGCTCGACGTGGTGACGTTGAGCTCGGTCAGGCGGGGGCCATCGCGGGTTCCGCCGCCAAAGATCATCGAATCGACCTGGCGGCCGACGAAAGCGCCGATCGCGCCGCCGAGCGGTCCGCCGATGGCTGTGCCGACAACGGTGAGCACCAGGGTAGCCATGTCGCTTGCTTTCAGTTGTCCGGCGCGAGGCGCCAGTGATGGGTGATCGGGCCGGTCGGCAGGCAGGGGTCGTGAATCACCCGGCGCAACCCGGCATGGGCATGAACCCAGCCGCCATCGCTTGCCGCGATGGCAAGATGGTATTGCGCGGGACCCGGCCGGAGCATGACCACATCGCCGCGGTGATAGGGCTCGGACGCGAGAGCGAAGCCACACTCGGCGGGATCGGGAAGCCAGGCGGTGAGATCGCTGAGGCGCAACGGGTAGCCGCTGGGAAGCGGCAAAGGCCGGCCGATCTGCCCCATCGCGGCGGCCAGCAGACCGATGCAGTCCAGGCCCGTGGCGGGATCGCGGCCATGGAGGCGAAAGCGTGTGCCGACCAGCGTCTGCGCGGCCTCGGCAAGGGCTTGCGCGCTCATGCTGTCGGCGAGGGGTAGCGGGTGATCAGATCGTTGCCGGGCAGGTGCGGTTCGCCCTGGAAATTGACGGCATTGGCAAACCTGGTAGCACAGGTTTCGAGCGTCCGGTCGCAGCCTTCGCGCAGGATCACCCGGCTTCCCGCGAGCGGCTCGGTGTCCAGCGGCAGGTCGAGCACCAGGGCTCCGCTGGCAATACCGGCGATGCCCATGGTGATCCCGGCGTAGGGCCCGTCGAGCCAGCGCAGGCTGCCGCCGGTCAGCAACGCCAGGGCTACTCCGGTGGTCACGCTGGCCGAGTTGGCGACCAGGTTGAAGCCCGTCAGCGTTGCCTCATGGTCAAAGCGTGCGGCGGACAGTGTGCAGCCAGGCCCACAAAAGACGGCGCGGCAACTGGGCGAGGTGCGCGGCACCGGATCGCGCGCGAGTTCGAGCTTGCGCGATTGCAGCGCCGCGATGAAGGTCCCGGCCTGCTCGGTCACCGTGCCGATCGCGCCGCGATAGAGCACCTGGCGCTCGAGCGTTTCCCAGTCGACCACCCCGATCAGCACCCGCGCGCCATCGAACCGGCCGCGTGCAAGGTCTGTCGCCGCGATCGAATCGTGGCTGAGCGCCCCCTCGACCTCGGCGCTGTCGGGCTCGAAGTCGGCCGAACGGCGGATTGCCGAGGGCAGCATACCCGGGGTGGCGCGGTGAGAAACGCCATCGAACAGCAGATCGCGATCGTGGGAGGTGAAGCCCAGCGTTACTCCGTCGCGGCGGATCACCCGCCAGAAGGTCGCGGCGGTTTCCAGCTCCTGCGAAAACCAGATCCGGTTGCTCATGCCGCGGCCTCGCGGATCTCGATCACCGGCACGCTTGGCGCCTCGCCAGCGGCGAAAACTGCCCCGGCGACCTCCAGCTTGTCCTCGGCAAAGCGCACCGGAACGTCGAACAGGAATCCGGCACGGACCGTCTTGTTGGCGGCGGGCGGAGTGGTGAAGCGCACCACGCCCAGCGGGTCGAGCGTCCAGGCGGTGCTGGCCATCCCATCGACGCTGACCACCAGACTGGCGGCGATCGGGCGGGTGATCCGCCGGCTTTGCTCGGCCTCACCCTCGCCATAGTGCTTGACCAGCGCGAAACTTGCCCTGACCCCGTCGCCGGTGCCGAGCAACTGATCGGCCATGGTCGGAGTGCCAGTCATGCCGTTGGACGAAAAGTCGGTCGGATCGCGCAGGCGAAAGCCGCGCGCGGCCCCGCGCCGGGCGCGGAAGAAGGCGATCAGTGTGCCCAGTTCGGCTTCGGAGCGGATTCCGGGTCCGACATCGAAGCGCAGCCGCGCGTCCGCCCACAGGCTGTTGCGGCGTTCGAAACCCGACGCGGTGACCGAAACGCTGGTCGAGAATTCCGGGCTGACCATGGCGTCGCGGCCCAGCGCCAGCGGATAGGAAAGATCGTCGAAGGCCAGCATGTCGTCCTCTTCGGTTGGTTCGGGCAAGCGCAGGTATCCGTCGCGGCAAATTTGGGGCAGCGCCCAGACAAAGCGTTCGTGGGCCTGGCGTTCGGCAGCCTCGTCGAGCCCCGCATCGATCCGCCGCCAGAAATCGCGATCGGCCGGATCGAGCACGAATCCGGCGAGGTAGTCTTGCTCCTCGGGCGGATAGCCCAGCCGCGCATCGATCGCGGCATAGGCGGCGCGGCGGTGGGCATCGGCGCCGGTGGTGAGCCAGTCATAGTCCTCGCACTGCAGCCGGTCGAAGGCCGGGGCGGCCCAGCCCAGCGGCAGGTTGGCGCGGCGCACTTCGGGCATGGCGGGATCGAGCACGCCGGGCAGGAAGGTCAGGAGCAGCACCTCCGAGGCACCCGGAGCCGCCGCCGCGCGCACTGCATCGCGCAAGGAGGCGGTCGAGGTGGACAGCACCGCGCCTGCCTGGTCGAGCAAGGCAAGCTGCGGCGCGGTCAGGTTCTGGCGAAGATCGGCGATCTCCTCCGGGTTGCCGCCGAATGCCACCTTGGCGGCATCGTCGTAGAGGCTGGGGCGGCCATCGGTCATGATCCACCACCACGGCTCGCCGATCTGAAAGCGGACCGGCAGGCCCGCATCCTTCATAAGCCCCGCGAAGGCCGCGCCGACCGATTGCAGCCAGGCCATTGCCGCGCTGTTGGCGGGCGAAAGCAGCGCCGAGGGCGGATCCCATCCGGTCCGCGCCGGATCGCCGTTGGCTGCCCTTTGCTGCCAGGCATCGGGGCAGTGCTGGGCGAGCAGTTCGTAGGACAGCGAGGCGATCGGGGAAAAGCCCGCGGCCTTGGCCAGTGCGAAGAAGCTGGAGTGCCAGGTGCGCGCCGGGGTGCACAGCGGATCGCCTCCGGCGGGGGGCAGATAGACGCCGGCGCTGTGCGCAAGCCGCATGTAGTGGCTCATCCCCACATAGTGCAGCAGGCTGCCGCGATAACCGAGTTGGCGAGCGCTGCGGATCAGGCGCGCCGGGGCCTGGTTGGTGCAATCGTCATAGGCGGTGGCGAGCGCGATGCCGTGGGGGGGCACGATGACATCGCCGATCGTCAGCATCGGCCGATGGCCCTCGCAGCGGATCTGGCCCATCTCGGCCCAGCCCTCGACCGGCGTGGCGAGCGGCGCGGTGCTGGCCGCGACATAACCCGGCGCGACCAGCGAGATGAACATCCGGTCGATGTCTGCCGGGTGGACCGGGTCGGCCTCGGCGGGCAGCAGGTAGCCGCCCTGGAGAGTGGAGAAGGCCAAGGTGATCGTCGCGTCGGTGGCGGTTCCTTGCGCATAATTCCACAGCCGGACGTACCAGCTGCGTGGGCTTCCGTTGGTATCGCGCCCCTCGATTGTCAGCGTCGGGCCGTTGACCGCATCGAGCGCGATCACCCCGCCCGAGCGCCAGCGAAACGTCAGCGTGGTGCGCGAATAGTCACGGTCGGTGGCATAGGCGAGCAACGTGTGGTCGAGGCTGTCAACGCTGTCCCAAATGATCCCGGCCAGATCACCCTGGCGCAGGAACACCGCATCGACCCGCAGCGCGTCGGGTGCGGTGGTGGTCAGCGCGGCCATCATCGGGCGCGGGAAATTGACGGTCCAGAAGCGCGGGTCGAAGCGCTGGATCCAGTCGCTGTCCTGCCCTTCGCGCTTGCTCGCGAGCCAGAAGGCCATGGTTGTGCTCCCTAGAATTCGCGCAGCGCGCGGCGCACGGCGCTGGCGACCTGGCGGCTCGAGCGTTGCAGCGCCTGGGGAGCGCTGGTGCCCTGTGGCGCGGCGATGGTGATTGAAACCTTGACGTCGCGGCCCGGGCCGGAAAGCCCGGTTTCGATCCGTCCGGCGCTGGTCGGCACGAACAGTTCGGGCCCGCTTTCGCCAACCACGTAGCCGCGACCCGGCGCAACCGGTCCGCCGGTGGCGCGCCCCGGCAGGCCGAACAGCGAGCCGAGCAGGCTGCCAAGATTGAGCAGTTCGCCGGACCCGCCCGAACCCCCGCCCAGGCCTAGTGAGGAGAACAGCGAATTGAACGCCTGGCCGGCGATCGAATCGATCACGTTGAAGGCGATCTTGCGCAGGTCCTCAAAACCGATAGAGCCCTTGCGCAGGGCATTGAGCAGCCCGCGTTCGAGCACGTTTCCGGCACGTTCGAACCCGCTTAGCAAGGTCCCATCGAAGGTTCCGCGCATCGCCGCGATGTCCGCGGCAAAGCCCTGGGTATTGGCGCGAACGTCGATCAGCAGGCTGTCAACCGTGTCGGTCATGGTCGCGCTCCATCAGGCGGGTCAATTCATCGCGCCCGAAAGGGCGGGCGGCGGTATCGAAAGGGGCCAGCATCGCAACCAGTTCGGCTGGGGTGGCACGCCAGAATTCCTCGGGGCGCCAACCAAGCAGCCGCGCTGCGACGCCAGAGAGTCGCAGTGCGCCGTTGCCGAAGCCGGAGGTCATGGCTGGGGCGGCTCGAGCTGGCCCTGAAGGATCGCGGCGAGCAGCACCCGCAAGGGTTTCGAGGCTTGGGCGAGGCCCTGCGTGGCCACGGCCTCGCCCACGGCCTCGCGGGTCAGGTCGTCGCGCTCGGCCAGGCAGTGCCAGAACAGCGCGACCATCTCGGCCAGGCGCAGCTGCCCCGTTCCGGCCCGTTCGACCAATGCGAACAGCGGCCCAAGCTCCTCTTCGGCAGCAACCAGCGCGGCGAAGCTGGGGCGCAGCAGGCGTGGGGTCCCGGCGACGATCAGCGCCGCCTCGCCGCGATGGGGGTTGGGGTCCTGCTGGCTCACAGCGTCGCCACCGCGCCCGAGCTTTCGAGCTGCATGGTGTAATTGCGCTCGCCGTTGAAATCGCCCGAATAGTCGAGCTTCTGCACGAGGAACTTGCCCCGCATCTTCTGCCCGTCCTCGAAGCTTAGCTCATAGTCGTCGAGCGTTCCGGACAGCGCGTTGCTGCGGACCTGGGCCTCGGCCGCACTGCCGAGGAAGATCCCCGCCGCGCTGACCGAGATCGAGCGTCCCCCGGCTCCCGAAAGCAGTTCGCGCCAGCCGGCGCTGTCCTTGCTGGTAACGACCACGGCTTCGCCGTTGATCGACATCTGGGTGGTGCGCAGGCCGGCGACGGTCTGATAGACCGCCGGGCTGGCCCCGTCGGAAATCTTGAGCAGGAAGGCGCTGCCTTTCTGGGCGGGCATGGTCGGTTCTCCTTGTTGTTGGGTGCGGTCAGGCCATCCGGCCTTACCTTGCAGCAGCGGGCCGGTGCCGCTTCCGCCGTCAGGCGGAAAGGACGCGAAAGCGGTATTCGATCAGCACCGCGCGGGTGCTGGCGCCGCGCTGTTCGGCGCGGGCGCGCAGGAATGTCGCCGAGACCACCTGGAAGCTGCCCTGGTCGGCGGGCAGGGTAGCCAGCCTTGCCTCGATCGCCGCGATGAGGTTGGCGGCGGTCTCGGGCCGGTCACCTCGGCAATGCAATTCGAGCGCGAGGCGCACTTCGCGCCCGTCCCGGTCCTTGGTGCTCCAGTCACCGCTCGCCGAGGCAGCGATTGCCAGCCAGGGCAAGGCAGTGCGCGAAGGAGCCTCCTCGACCACGGCGTTGAGCTGGGCGGCAAGCAGCGGATCGGCGGCCAGCCAGGCGATCATCGCGGCGCGCAAGGGGATCTCCATCGCGCTCATCCTTTCGTGAAACTGGGCCAAAGCCAGCGCGCGCTGCGCCAGCGGGCGGGATCGCGGGGTGCCATTCGACGTTCGGCGGCGTGGACTTCGCCGGCCATGCGGGCGCGTTCGATTAAACGGGAAGCGAGAGCGGCGAAGTTGGAGGTGACCGTGCTCATGCC